ATGATTCATTAATTGCAAGTAATCTATTACAATAAGCCTTACTCCGTGGTTTTGGACCATTTTAGTTCCTATTGTACGCAAAGCAGTTGTTGTAAGCCCCGGTGCCGAATTAACATAAATGGCGCTTGTTTCAATTTTCCTTATTGCCTGATTAACTAGGGTTTTCTCATGATCATCCAACTGGCCGGACTTTAATTTTGTGTTCGGTATTTGGGATTCCATGGCTATTTCCCTGATACCCGTTTGAATGGTTGTCATTTCCTGCTGAAAAATCAAGGACGGAATAGGCGCCGGCATGTCATTAAGAGCCTTGGTTATGTTCATGGCAATTCCTGTTTTGAAAGTCCCAGGCAAACCAGCGATAACAATTACTTCTCCATTTTGCAGTCCGGCCGTCCATTCATTAACGGTTTTCCAAGGGTAAGGAAGCCCCGTTATCCCTGTTTTAGATTCCATTGCTTTCAGAATGTGAGAGTAGGTCTCAAACATTCTTGTCTTTGCAGTGTAATCCGATGTGCTTATTTGAATGATATTTGTTGCCTTGGCTATTAATTCTGCTTGTATGTCGAAAACGTCTGTATCATCACTAAATGCCTTCTGTAATGTTTCTTGTGCTATGGTTATAAGGTTCCTTTTAAAAAAATCCTGTGTAATTAGATGCGCATGGTAACCAATATGGGACGAAGAATGTATTTTATTTGTGATGATTGGTCACGTAGGATAGGCATACAAGAGATAAAGCCATACCACATAGCTAACACTGACTATGAGCAGTTATACTGCTATGAGATTAAATCAATAGGCCAGGACCACTACTCACTACCACAATATACTAGCTGCCTTAACTTTGCTTTCTTATCAGGTGAGCTAAGCTACTTTGCTAAGTCTAACATCCAAAACTCAGTTTTTCCTGCTTTTGCTATGATGTTTCCTAAGAGACCACAGTCTGAGGAAGAGAAGCACATGATAAAAGAGACACTGGATCGAATGAAAGGAGCGGCCAATGCTGGCAAAAGTGTGGCCTTTTTTGCAAACTCAGCTGAGCAGTTACCTAAGATAGAGTCTATTCCTATTAATAATAATGATAGCCTATTTCAAGAAGCTTCACAACTTAACACTGAGCAGATTTGTTTTGCTCACACAATAGATCCGATACTGATGGGGGTTCGCACAACGGGTTCACTTGGAAGTGGAAGTGATATCAAACAAGCATATGTGATATTTGAAAAGAATGTTGTGATGCCATTGAGAGAGCAGGTATCCGATATCTTCAATGAGATACTTCGTATTGCAAAAGTCAACGCAGATTTCATGGTCAACAACTTCCAAATCATCAATGAAACAATCGTTGAGGTAGAAGGTGATGCATCCAAAACTCAAGATGCATTGAATGCTATGAGTCCATTGGTTGCGACTAAGGTACTTGATACCATGACACCAAACGAAGTGAGAGCATTGGCATCGTTACCTCCATTGGAGGGAGGGGATGTGATTGCAAGTAATCAACCAATAACACCTCAAGCATAATGTTGTATTTCATCACCGAAACATACCTAAAAACAAACACACCAATCACTGCCAATGTGGATGTGACTGATGTGACTCCATACATTGCGACTCAAGCACAATTGAGAGTGATGCCGATACTTGGAACAGTATTCTATGATGACTTATTGACCAAGTACAATGCTCAGACATTAGATCCCGATGAGGAAATATTGGTGGCATTCATTCAACCGGTGATTGCTTGGCGTTCAGCTGAGGATGCAGTATTTGGATTGACCTACCAATTAAAAAACAAAGGACTTCAAACTCAATTCGGTGATAACTCATCGAGTGTATCTCGCAGTGAGGTTGCATTCGGTATGGAGCACTATGCTCAGAAGGCATCATTCTTTGAAATGAGATTGATTAAGTACCTGGTGAAGAACAAAGCATTGTATCCAATCTTCACAAGCACTGAGAATCGTGATACTGATTTAAGACCTCAGATTGATTGTCATATGTGTGTGGGGAATTGTTACATGAATGGTACATGGACTTGTGGATATCCAACTGATAACGGTTATAACAATTCTATCTTGGTATTATGAGGCAGAATGTGTTGATATTACTTGCATCATTTTGGGCGGTACTCTCTCCGGTAATGCCAATGATTTACTTGGCAATGTTAGCCATCACAATTGATACCTGCTTCGGCATTTGGCGTTCAGTAAAGAAAGGAGGGTGGAAAGCGTTCCAATCTCGCAGATTATCAGACACAATTTCCAAGTCATTACTTTACGGAGGTGCAATCATGTTCACTTTTCTCATTGAGAAGTACATCGCAGGAGATATCATCGCACAATTCATCTCTATTGAGCTAATCATGACCAAAGTATTCGCATTCTTTTGTGTGATGGTGGAGGTCAAGTCAATCAACGAATCATATGAGAGTGTGACAGGCAAGAATGTCCTCGCAGCTCTTCGCAAATTTATCACCAGGACAAAAACAAATCTCGATGAATTTAAGTAAGCACGTTACACTCGCAGAATTCGAAGCATCGGGAACTGCGACCAACCATTCAATCCTTAACAAGATGAATGAGTTCGAAATTGAACGTGCGAAGTTATTATGTGAGAAGGTATTCGAGCCATTGAGAGCTTATATGGGAGAGCCAATTCGAATCAATAGCGGATTCAGAAGCATCGCAGTCAACAAAGCGTGTGGTGGCTCTAAAACATCACAACATTGTTTAGGTGAGGCAATGGATTTGGCAGTTGGAAGTAAGGCATTCCATTTCATCAAAGACAACCTAATCTTTGACCAAATGATTTGGGAATTCGGAACTGATAAAGAGCCATCGTGGGTACACGTTTCATACAGCAAAGCAAGAAATCGCAAACAAGTCCTTAAAGCAATCAAGCAAAATGGGAAAACTAAGTACATTAATTTTTAGCATCCTCCTGGTATCATGTTCAGCAGAACACCATCTGAATAAAGCAATCAAAAAAGGATACAAATGTGAGCAGGTATCCGATACCATCCAAATCACATCGGTTGATTCATTCCCGGTAATCGTGAATAATGAAATTGTTTGGGAGAAATTCATCACACAAAAAGATACCGTTATCATGTGGCGTACTCAGTATGTTCCCATGACGAAATGGGAGAAAAAAATCCAATATAAGTACAAAACAAAGTACATTAAAGCGGAAGCTCAAAAGGTAAAGTATCAAAATAAGTACATCACAAAGAGAAAAATCAATTGGTTTATTGTAATATTGGCATTCATTATGGGGTTCCTTGTTAGGTTGACCTTGAGTGAAACCTTCCGAAGTAGGATAAAACTTCTCACTAAACTATTCAGATGAGTAAACAAAGCAGATTCAGATTGCAGGAAGATGAGATTGAAATATTAAACTCATATAGAGCAATCAAACTTGAATCGAATGGATTAGGGTTGGATGATAAGGATGTCAAACATGGATGGATTAAAAATAAACACGCATCACTTTTCTTTAAGAATCCGAATTTCAAAGAATCCGAGGAAACAAACTACAAAGAACTTCAGGAATCAATCATCCAGGACATTAAGGAATTCAAACCTCAATATCCAACCATCTTCCGCAATCCATCAACTGAAGGACATTTGTTGGTAATTGATCCTGCGGATATTCACATCGGAAAATTATGCGATGCGTTTGAAACGGGTGAAACGTACAACAATCAAATCGCAGTACAAAGAGTGAAGGAAGGGGTGCAAGGAATACTTGACAAGTGCACCGGATTCAACATTGATAAAATATTATTTATTGGAGGGAATGACATCCTCCACATTGATACACCGAGGAGAACAACAACCGGAGGAACACCACAGGATACTGATGGGATGTGGTACTCAAATTTCCTAATTGCAAAAAGATTGTACGTTGATATCCTTGAAACCTTATTATCGGTTGCGGATGTTCACTTCACATTCAATCCAAGTAATCACGATTACACTCATGGATTCTTTTTGGCAGATGTGATTCAAACCTGGTTCAAAGATTCTGATAATATTACTTTTGATTGCAGCATCTCCCATCGCAAAGGTTTTCTATATGGCAAGAATCTAATTGGCACCACTCATGGAGATGGAGCAAAGCATGGTGACTTACCTTTATTGATGGCAACCGAGTTCCCTAATGAATGGAGCTTATCAAAGCATCGATATGTGTACACTCACCACGTTCACCATAAGACATCCAAAGATTACATCGGAGTGACTGTTGAATCATTACGATCACCTTCCGGTACTGACTCATGGCATCACATAAAAGGATACCAACATTCCCCTCAAGCGGTTGAAGGTTTTCTTCACCACAAAGAATTCGGTCAAGTATGCAGGATTTCCCATTTATTTTAATATATTTGTGCTTCATTCATAGCGTGTGAAAACAAAAGAGAGGGGTATCGGAAACGGTACCTCTTTTTTTGTAGCACCTGTCACATATTTAGCAAGTATTTGTGTCGCATATTTATAATAGTTGCGTACCCCCTCTCGCTAAATTATTCAAGTTAAAGTTAATTGAATCAATGCTTTGGCTAAAAATAAAAGGGTAAATATTTGCTATATTTGCGACACAATTGTTATATATTTAAAAGATTATTGTGAATTTTTAAATACTCAATTGATTTATATAATAAAGAAATGTTATCGCTACACATACCAAGTAAAACATTGCATTTATTACATAACAATCCTCTAACTTTACCCGTGTTGTGACAATGGTCAATATATAATCCATTATATTTAGATACTGAATCATAATATGTTTCGCATATTTTACATTTTCCATATTGGCTTAAGTATAATACCTCAAGCTCTTCAAAAGTTAATTTATAATTATTGAATAACGACCTACTTTTACTTTTGCTATAATCATAAGAATTCTTTTTTTGAGTGCTATTACATAATTTACAATAATGATGCACACCTTCTTTGCCATTTTTATGTTTATTAAAATCAATTAATTTTTTGTATTCTTTACATTTACTGCATTTCTTTTCCATATCATATTTTTTATACATCAAATATAACATAATTTTGCGACATATTTGCGACATTCCTTAGAGATTCACGATTTATTTTGTTGAAAACTGAAAAAAAAGTTGAAAAAGTTTTGCAGTTGTGAAACTTATTCCGATATTCGCAGTATAAATTTAAAAAACACCGCTATGAAAAAACAAGAAATGATTAAAATTATGATTGCAGAGGAGAAGCAATTATGGAAAGAAATGATGGAATGCATTGATAAACTTGGAATGCATGATCCAATTACGGATATGCAAATTGCAAGATGGTCAGCTGTTAATAAACTAGTATGTAAACTTAGAGGAATATGAAAACACTAAACGACTCACAAAAGGACATCCTTGGGGGTGCAATTGCATTCACATTATTTTGGACTGTGATGCTTTACTTTGTAGCAACGCAACCAAACTATGCAAGTTCACCGAAAGCTCCGCAAATCGAAGCAAAACACGTTCAATCTCCCGTATTAGAGAAGTATGGGGAACTCATCACTAAAAACTCAGCGAAATGAATTGGCTTAAAGAAATAAAAAGAATTGATTTGGACTTCATGGATGTGGATCACCATTCAATGGATGCTCATTATAAAATTGGCACCGTATACTTCATTGTCAAGATTGATTGGTGGAAGGATAACTATGATTATGAAACCTGTAAATATGATATTGACATCAATGTCAAGAGTGGTGTATGGTTTACCGATGATTTGGAAGGTGAGCACGTCATGGAGTTCGGTCCAGGATACAAGGAATGGATGATGTCGATGCTTGACTGCATGATGGATGAGTATGAGTTCCTAAGTGAGTACACTTGGGGGAATGATAACGATGAAATTGATTGGGAAGAATATGGTATTTAAGTTACAAAGGATGGTGAAGTTTTGGACAACGAAGAACCAACACGAACACATTAGAGGTACATTCAATGAGGAACTGTACAAAAGGATTTGCGAAATAAAATTTAATCAGACGTTATGACACCGAAAGAAAAGGCAATTGAGTTAATTGAAAAACATTTGAAAGTATATAACATAGAACCAATTGCAGTTGAACAAGCATTTGTTTCTGTTGAATTTGCAAAGGAATTTATTACAGGTGATTTAAGTGAATCATTTGATAAGTATTTGTACCTGCAAGATGTTAATGAAGAAATTGAAATTTATTTAGAAAAATGGGAACAAAATGAGCTATAAAAGAAAAGAAAACTACGCAGCTTCAATGCTTGGAATCGTGGTAAGTTTAGTAATCGCAGGAGTGTTAATCATAGTAAAACTAATATCATGTATAAATTAAGTTACTGCTCAGGTAAAACAGTCATCCAATCCTGGACGTTCCCATCCAAGGCATTGTGTTATTGGAAGAAATCAGAGCTATTGAATCAAGGATTGTGCACAGTTGGAAAGTTTAAAGTTGAGCCGGTATGAATCAGCATCGAATCATGCGAGTGATCAAGCTCATTGATTTCCTCAAGGATAAACCTCGGCACATCCACACCATGAGCAGGTATCTTGGAATCAGTGAACGGTCAGTATATCGATACCTCAAGATTTATGAGCAACTCGGATACCAGGTGGAGAAGAATATAAATAAAAAATACTTTATCAAATGAAACTATCAACCAAACTAATCGCAATCGTGGGAATCCTTCCGGTACTTGCGGACTTCATTGAGGACATGAATGATAAGAAAATCTTCACCAAGGCAATCAAGATGAGAGCCAACCATCTAATGGATGAGATACGGAAGGCAGACAAACAATTCCTCGATGATGCACAATCAGAGATATGGAATCAACAAATGGATATACAATTAGCATTTAGACAATGGCTACAAAACGCAGAAGATGAACAAACAAGAGAAGATAAATAAGATAAGAGCAATCATCCAACGTGATGCATTGGATACCAAGTGCAGGAAGCAAGTGAATAACATGAGGAGAAGATATCTCATGGCATCACTCCGGGCATTAGGCATCCCATTCAAAGCAGTTGGTGAGATGTTCAATCGTGATCATGCTACGGTGATGCATAACATCAAGCAACATCATTGGTCCATTGAAAGCGGTGATACATATTACACGACAGTCATCCAAGATGATATCGATGAGCTTCATTCAACTGCTCAAGTCAAAACTATCCGATTCCTCAGAGATGATATCCTCAAATGTAGGTCATACAATCAGCTCAAAGCAATCAAAAGGAGAGTGCTGAGGAATGAATATGAGGAACTATTGACCACTGATGCGTGACGATGTGACACATCCCTTATATAGGGTACCTATACAATTAGTCAGTTTTATCAAATGGGCATCGTGTTTTTTTATCGTCACATCGTCACGCTTTTGCTCAAAGTCAATACCAATATGGCTTATAAGCGTGACAATAACTTTTCAACATCGTCACGAATCGTCATAAATTTAGTATATTTGTCATCCTAACACACGCAAAAAATGAAAGTATCAGTATTTAAAAATCTTTTTAGCTCAAAAGATACACCGTATGAGCTCACAATTCATGACATATACCAACGCATCAAAGTTGGGAATGCTGAATTGATTTCCAAAATCAACAAAATCAGAAAACTTGAGAAGAGTGATCCTGAGCATGACCGATTGAAGTCATCTCTCAATGCAATTATGTTCAATGGGATATTCTCAGAAAGAAATGACAATTCATTGGTTGAGCATTCCGGATTATGCGTATTGGATTTTGACCAATATCCTTCCAAAGTAAAAATGAATGAGGAGAGAGCTCGATTGATTGATGATAAGCATGTCATGATGGTATTCACCTCTCCAGGTGGAAATGGATTGAAGGCGGTCATCAGTATTCCCAAATCAGATAAGCTCGAACACAAGAGAAGATTCACCGCATTCGGAAAATACTTCCAATCGGATTATTTTGACGTTAAGAATTCAAATGTATCTCGTGTTTGTTTTGAGAGTTACGATCCGAAAATATACTTCAATGAGTTTTGTCAAGTATGGGAGGGCATTGAAACCGATGAGGGATACAATTACACTGAACGTACTCCAACCTGCGTATTGAATGATGAGGATAAGATCATCTCATTGATTGAACGGTTTGACCATGGATGCAGATTCGAGGAAGGCAGTCGCAATCACTTTGTTTTCAAATTGGCTTGTGTGATGTGTGAATATGGCATTGATAAGTCAACCACTGAACAGTACATATGGACCAAGTATTGTCAAGGCACGAGCTTCAACCATGGTGAGATGGTAACATCAATCAATTCAGCATACAAAAAAGCGACATTCTCAACTAAATACTTTGAGGATAAGGATACCTTCCATAAGGTCAAACAAAAATTGAAGTCGGGAATTGCTAAGGATGATATCAAAAAGCAATTGAATGTATCCGATGACATCATTGATGATATCAAGGAAGATATTGCATCGGGTGATGATGTTTTTTGGATGGTTGACTCAAAAAAGGGGATTCAGATTGAGCCAATCAAGTACAGTGAGTTCCTGGTGAAGAGTGGATTCAACAAATACTATCCGGAGAATGCTGAGAAACCAACATTTGTACGGGTAAAGGAGAACAAAGTCCGATTGAGTTCAACTGAACAAATCAAAGATTATGTTTTAAACTACCTTCTCGATAAAAATGAGGTATCCGTATGGAATTACTGCTCAAGGTCCGCATATCTCTTCAATGAGAATCACCTGAACATGATTGACTCGATTGATATCTTCATGCTCCAGGATACAAAGGATGCATCATTCATCCCATTCAAGAATGGAGTGGTGAAAGTATCCAAGGACCAAGTCAAGGTAATGAGTTACATTGATGTTGATGGATACATTTGGGAGAATCAAATCATACAACGTGATTTCACGCCAATCAAGGATGCAACCAATGACTTTGAGGATTTTGTTAAAAAAGTATCCGCCAATGATGATACTCGAATCATGTCACTTGAATCAACTCTTGGATATTTGATTCATTCATACAAAGATAAGACCGATCAAAAAGCAATCATCTTCAATGACCAAGAGATTGATGACAATCCAAATGGGGGAAGTGGGAAGTCATTGATGTTGGCAGCTCTTGGATACTTCCGAAGAGTCGTGAAGATTGATGGTAAGGCATTCAATCCTGGAAAGAGTGATTTCGTATATCAACGA